GCAGCGTTGTCCGCGTACTGCTTGTTGCTCTCGGCGCCCGAAGGCGACTCGGTGACGGTGGTGAGACCCGGCCATGCGTAGCCCGAGTCGTACACCCCTCCACTGTCGCGAAGGTAGAGAACACCGCGATCGACGCCGGTCTTCCACTTCTTCTGGCCCGGAGCGGCCCAGGTGATCCTGGTCATGTTGGTTCCTTTCAGTTGAAGAAGAGATTGAACACTGAGTGGTGCAGATCTTCAGATGTGTAACTCCGGTTGAAAGTGCACATCGGAAGACGTGCCAGCTGATCCGGAATCGGACTGTCAGGATCACGATCGATGTGCGTGACCATGTACCTTTTGACGAACCTGTACGGGCTGCTGTCTGCGAACTCAGTGTTCGCAAAGTCCCAGTGGTACACGATCGCCGGATACGCCATCTCCACGTTGGTGGGTGGCTGGAAGTGAACCTCGTCAGAGCCCAGAATCTCCTCAAGGAGTGACTGGAGCTGGCTTCGGCCCATTGTAGACACCTCCCAACCTCAAGACGAGACGGGGGCGCCGGACAGTCAACGAATCGACCCTCCAGAACACCCCCGACCACTTGACGTAGCGAATGGCGTGCATGTTCTCGTAGGCGTAGGCGTCGGCCACAACTTCGATCGTGTTCTGGAGGTTTAGATCCGTGTTAACGGTGTCTTCTCCCTCCGAGAACCGGCGTGCCTCGACAAGGACGTCTCCGAAGTACAACAACTCGGTGATTTCCTCGCGAGACACGCCGTTCTCTCGAACTGTGTGTCCGTAGCCGATGGCGCCGAAGAACTTTGCCATAAGCTACTCCTTCGATCAGGCGTCGCGGGTGAAGTCCCAGTCGGCGTCGGTGTTGTGTGCGAAGTAGTACGTCGAGTTCGGCACTGCCACGACGGAAATGGTCGCACCCGCAGCGATCGCGGTCTGGGGACCAGCCGACAGGGTGGCGTCGGTCTCCTGGTTCTTGTAGGTCACGCCGGTGACCGTCGGGATCGTGACCACGCCGGTGGCGGGCACGAAGGTCGGGACGGTCGGAGTGGCCAGGGTGCCGTTCGCGCGGATCACAGCCACAGCGGTGTGGAACTTGGTGAGGGCGCCGCAGAGGCGCGTCTCGATCAGGTACTTGTGCTGGTTGAAGTCGATGTCGAAGTCCTCGAACATCGTCACCTGCCCACCACGGTCGGCGCCGAACGTGTAGTCCGACAGGTTGACCAGGACGGCCTGGAGCTCACCCGTGTCGGTCTGGGTGCCCTCCATGACCTCGACGGTCACGATGTTGCCGACGCGAAGCTCGGTGGCGAGCTCCTGGACGGACCGGTAGAGACGACGGCCCATCTTGTCCTTCAGCAGCAGCATGTCCGTGAGGATGTCCTCGGTGGTGAACATGGTCGGGTTGCCCGAACCACGGTAGTTCTTGCGCGAGCGCAGGATGGCCTCGATCATGCCGTCCGGCGAGATGTTGGCGGCGACCGGCACCTTGACGGTGTAGAAGTCGTCGTCGAACGCGATGGGGCGGATCTTCGTCTCGAGGATCTTGTCCTCGTCGTCGATCTCCCGACCGTCACCGATGAGGCCCGCGCGCGCGACCTCCTCCTTCAGCATCAGCTGCATCTCGCCCTTCATCCAGTCCACGACGTTGAAGTCGGTGACGTCCAGGATGTCGTCGCGGTCGAGCTTCTGCTTCTTGTAGATGGTCTGAGGGGTGGTCTCTCGCTGGGCGAGGGAGAACCACTCCTCCTTCTTCATCGTGGCCTTGACGTAACCCTTCGCACGGGCCTCGTCGTGGGTGATGTCCGCCGACCGGCTCTTGATCCGGGAGAACGGCGACCGGCTGACGCCAGCCATGAACGTCTCGACCCACTCGACCTTGCGCCCGATGAACTCGGGGGCCTGGCCGTTGACGACCGTGGCGTTCGGGAAGAGCAGCTCGATGTTGGTGATGCCGTACTCGTCGACGTGTGCCAGGTAGGCGTCCTTCAGAGAGGTCTCGCCCTCCTTGGCGGCCTTGATGATGGCCTGCATGTCGTCGTGGGTGAACGAACGCTCCTCAGCCGCGTCCTTCTTGTCCTTGTCACCCTCGAACACGTTGTGTCCCGTCATGTCTTCGGTTCCTTCCTGGTGGTTGAGGCTCTGGTCCTCGTTGTTGTCGTTGTGCTCTGCGGTGTTGTCGGCCTGCTTCTTCTCGAGAGCAGCAGCGACCATGTGGTGGACGAGAGCCTTCTCCTCGTCATCGAGCCGGTTGTAGACGTCGAGGTAGGTGTCGCCGTCAGCGTGCTCGGCCTCACCGTCCTCCTCGTTCTCGTCTTCCGGGTCATCCTCCGGCGAAACCTCAGTGGGCTCCGGCTCGTCGGGATCGGGTGCAACCTCGAACGGAGACCCGTCCGCGTGCGCGAGCGCGAGGCCCGTGTAGACCAGAACTTCGTCATCGAGGGTCTCGATGTCGTCCCCGTGGGCGATGTTGACGTTCTGGATCAGAGCGCCAGGATTGGCTCCCGAAAGAACCAAGCTGACCTCCTTGATGTTCCCGTGGAAGACCTGCTTCGCCTTCTCCACGAGCTTGTTGGCCCAGATGGAGAGCGAGTTCACGTCTCCATGCTCGACCGCGTACTTGGCGCTCTGCGCCTTGGGCGACTTGTTGAAGAACGCCTCGCACAGAGTGTCCCCGCCGACCTGGCGGAGGATCGCGTGACCCAGAATGTTGTCCGGGTCGTTGTGGCCGTGAGCCCACAACAGCGGCACCTTCTTTCCGTCCTGGTGCTTGAAGGCATCAGGCTGGATGGTGCGGCCGTCGGAGCACTCGAGACCGGCCTTGGTTGCAACGCCCTTGAAGTCGGGCATCTGATCTGCTACCATTTTGACAGTCTCCTTTCAGTTCAGTGTTGACGGCCTTCTGTTGCCGCCGTTGGAGTGGAATCGGACGAAGCAGCCGATGTAATCTTGGCCACATCTTCCTTCAGCTTGCGAATCACCTGGTTCTTCTTGTTGAGGGCATCCCGGCGCTGGCGTTCTTTCTCCATGGTGGTAGCCCTGGGGTGTTTGTTGACCCAGTCTCGGAAGTCCTCGGTGATCATGCCAATTTCTTTCTTGGCCTTGTCGGCAAGCTTCTGGATGGCGGCGGCCCGCTGGGGGCCGACATCCTGTGCAGCCTGGTCTGCGATTGCAGTGGCCCGGTGCTTGTTGGTGACACCCTCCCCGGTTCCTGCCTTGGGGTCCTTCTTCGGTGCCTCCGACTGCCCGTCTTTCTTCCTGCCCTTCAGCTTCTTGGTCCGCTCGTAGTAAGCGTGGGCCTTGGCCGCGTCGTAGACGTGACTGAGGATGAACTCGGTAACCATGTCGTCCTGCCCGATGCTGTTGAGCTCGGCTTCGGCGTCCTGGTTCATCCGTTCCGCTACGGCGATGGGGTTGGATAGGTCTTCCTCGCCCGCGGGCGCGAGGCCGGTGTCTGACGTCGGCATGTTGCTGTTCGTCAGCTGATCCGCCTTGGGATCCTTTGACGGCTTCATGCCGAGAGCCTGACGGACCTCGTTGGAAGTAACGATCTCATTCCGAGTCAGCTTGTCGGCGGTCTCAGCGATGTCGGAGATCGGCATCAACTTGAAGGCGTCGCGGAAGTACTCGATCGACTGACCCTGGGTGCGAGCGGTCTTGGTCAGGAACTTCCGCTTCATCTCCTCGACGATCGCGCCAATGATCGGCTCGATCGTGCGATTGTAGTAGTTGATCATCGCTGCCTCTTCGGCAGTTCCGTTCATGATCTCCTTCGTGATGCCAAGCTCTCCGTAGAGCTTCTCCGTCAGCATCTCGATCTGCGTGAGAAGGTTGTTCTCGGCAGGACGGTTCAGCTGCGTGATCTTCTCTGCCGCATCCGCGTAGGCGATTCCGTACTTGCTGTTCTTCAGCTGGAACTCGATGTCCTTGGTGCGCTGATTCGCAGCCTCTCGCTTCGCGTCGGACTTGATGGTGTAAGGCAACTGGATGATCAGGTCGATCTTCCCCGAGGCGGTGATGTCGTCGGAGATGTCGAGAAGCGCGAGCTTCCGCGACAACCTCTTCAGAGTTGAGTTCGGCTCGTTCATCACCGGATAGAGAGGATTCTGGACGATCCCCACGACCTTCTTCTGTAGCCACACATCACGGCGAAGACCGGACTTCTCGTCCCAGAGATTCACCTTGACATGCTGGGGTCGCCATTCGACCACCGTGCCGATTCGCATCTTCTTGACATCCCAGCTACCGGTGCTCTCAGGATCGAGATCGGTGTCGGTTGCGACGACGGCGATGACGCCTTCCTCGCACAAGGTCAAGACGGAATCCTGTCGAAAGGCTCGAGCCGCTTGGTCGAGGTTTGCCTCGTCGGTCAGACAGTAGTTGAGACCACTGTTCCGGTCTTCGAGGTATCGACCATCGTTGTCGAGTTGGACGTGACGCCAGGGGATAGACGCAGCATCGATGGCGATGTGCGTGAAGATCGACTGAACGGTGGTGCGTTCGTTTACCATCCGAGGACGGTTTCGGTCCGGCCGGTTTCCCGTCGCGGGTCCTGCGTCCCAGGCGTTCGGTCCGAGACGGTCATCAGTGTTGGCGAACGCGTTCCATGCGTGTCGAAGCTGATCTCTAAACCCCATGTGTCACCCCCTTTCGTGAAAGTGTCATTCGAACGCCTCCTTGTTGAGTTTGAGCGCAACCCAGGCGTCCATGAGGGCCGCCACGTTGTCAATCTTCTCTTCGTACCGAAGCTTCATCAGCTTCCGGTTTCCGTTCGTGTCCTCCTGGACGATACAGTTGCCCATCGCGAACTGCATGAGCGCTTGATCGAACACGAGAAGACGATCCTCGGACATGTGCTTGAGCTCGCCGAGGGGAACGGATTCCGTACGGGCGCCCTGGATGACTTTCTCGACTCCGTACTCGCTGTTCTCCTGAATATAGCGAGCAACGAACTCTTTGGCGTTGTACGGGTCGTAGCCGAAGGCACGAATGTCGTACTGACACTCGGTCATGTACTGCTCGAGGTCGTCGTAGACCAACATCATGTCTAGGACGGTGCCCTCCATGACGAAGAGACTTCCTTCGGCAATGAACTCGTCGTACTTGAGCCGCATGGCAGCTGGGAGGTTCATCAGAGTTCGGTCCGTGATGTAGCTGCGGCACTTTACTCCGAATCGCCCCCGACTGAGCGGGAACATGAAGGTGAAGGCACAGAAGTCGTCACCCTGCGAGAGGTCAGCACCGAATGCACACGGTAGCTGCCAGAATTCTTGCCGACGATGCGGAATCGTCTCCTCGTAGGGGAAGAAATAGGAGTAACCCTCCATTGGGATACCAAAGCGCTTGGCAATGATGTCGTTCCTGGAGGCGGGAGCCTTCTCGGCTCTCTCAACATCCAACTGGTAGGTCTCATAGGAAACCGTCACCCCAATGTTGGGTTGAGCCTTGACCCAAAGCGATGGGTCGGCTACTTCTGTGAGATCATCAAGCTTGTAGTGCCAGATGGAGATGTGCGGGGCGCTGTACTCCCCCTTGAGGATGTCCATCAACTCGATCTTGATGGTGTCCCCCGAACCGTTACGTACGGTTCCCTCCGAACTGACAGCGACGATCAGGTAGTCGTCAACCTTGGAGGCTCCCTGCTCGATAGCGCCAATCACGTCTTCCCGGAGGTCGCCCGAAAGCCACTCATCCACGGTATTGCACTTTGTCCTGAGCCCCTGAAGCTTGTTGATGGCCATCGGGCGGACTTCGAGCAGGGAGCCGGTCAAGAAGTTCTCGACACCCTTCTTGGTCGAAACCAACTTCTGTCTGTACGCTCGATTCCCCGTGGTGTTCTGGAGGGAGCCCTCGGTGAGGAACTTGAAGAGCGGTCCGCGCGAGCGCGTGATAGAAGTCTGAATCGGACCCATGATCTCCTCGGCCTGTTTCATCGTAGGCGCGGTGGTGATCTGTTTCGTCGTCGACGTATCGATGTTGAGGAAATATGACTGGATGCAGCTCTCGTACAGAGACTTGGCAGCACCTCGAGCCACGATCAGGTATTGCTTGGTGACGAGTCGCCTCTTCACCACTCTGGTTACGTACCTTCCGCCGTGATTCTCGGGTGTCGGCTCGTAGATCTGCCGTTCCGTGAAGTAGTACCAGCAGAAGATCTGCTCTGCCCAGAGCTTGAACGTAGGAAGAAGGACTAGATCGCTCCCATCCGTAAGAGTGAGCTCGTCCTCGCAGTAGGCAACGAAGCCTTCGACTGCTTCCTCGTCATACCAGATGTTCGGGTTGGCGATCAGCTTGTCGATGCGGTTCATCTCCATCGAGATCTCTCGACAGACCGGAATATGACCCAGCATCACGGCTTCCTGGAACTGCGCGTAGTAACGGGGCGTGGCTGTGTTCGACAGTGTGCGACCGTCTACGACCTGTTCCATACCAACCCTCCTCCTTTCTACTTCTTCTTGGGCTTGATGCGGGAAGAGAGCTCAACGATGCCCTTGCTCTCCGTCTTCACACCCAGCTGCCTGATAGCCTGTTCAACCGCAATGTCTGCGGCGCCCTTGGCCACCCTCTTCACCTGGTTCTTGCCGATCTCCTTGAGGAGGCCCTTGGTGAAGCTCTCACCCTTGGCGTCCTTGGCGGACAGAGTGTTGAATTGCTTCTCGAGGTTCATGCGGGTGACCGCAGCCTGAAGTTCCTCATTGCTGAGATGCTTGGCGGCGGAAGCCACGGTTCCTTCAGGCCCCCGCTTGCGACGGATGCCCCACTTCTGTCCCTTGATGCCGTGGTGCTCAAGGACTTCTTCGACTGTCTCCATTGGTCCTCCTTTCAGGAAACTCCGTAAACGGGAAACCAGCCGGAAGTGCTGAGTCCGGTGGTTGGGTTGATGTCGGCGCTAGCACTCGATACGTTTCCGTAGAACGAACGACGATGGATTTGCTGAGCTCCAGAGCCGGGAGAACCGTACTGCATCCCACCCCAGTCGTAAGTAGATCCATAAAGAATCGACGGTGAGGTGGTCCA